TCAAAGACTGATGCAGGAGCTGTCGGACTACCTACTACCCCAAGACTGAATGTCGGAAGAACAAACATTATTAAGAAGCAGTATCTCCAGCAAGAACAAAGGTGTCCGCTGCGTAAGCCACTATACTAGCTACTCCGTACTGAGCGTTGATCTTGGTGTGGGATTGTCTGTTGTTAATTGTAGTACCGGAAGCACTGAAGCTTACTTGACCTGCTCCCTTTTGTACAAAGCTACAATTAAAGCCGGCTCCTAAACCACTTGGTACTGTGACAGTTACAGCAGAAGCATTGTCTAACACTACTACTTTACCGTTGTCTCCAGCTACTAATGTATAAGCGGTTCCTGTTTGATCGTTAATGGAAGCGTCGAAGTTGCTGATCGCATTACCGTCAAAGTCGTAGCTCGATAAGTTAGAGGCAGATGCTTGCCCCATTAGATTGGTAACGGTTACTTTCTTAGTGGTGGGTGTACCTGCTACATCGTCAACGATTGCTACAATGTCTGCACCTGCTGGTGTCGTCAGCTCGGTAAGTTCTGTAATTTTTTTATTAGCCATGATTGTTAAGCTTCGGGTTCAAATAATAATATTTCATCTAGTTCTGTTGTCAATGGTTCACTAGCTTCTGAGAAGATAGCTCCGTCGATAGCATCGAATCCGTAGAGTACTTCAAAAAGCGGGCGAGAGAGTTCACCTGGTAACGGTATGATGTTACTTGGTTTCTCAATCGTTGTGATTACTAATGACATTACAGAGAGTCAACAGTTCCAGTAGCGTAGACGCTGTGGGTTCCTGCTGTATATGCACTTACATTAGCTCTTAGCTTTTCGTAGTGTCCCATGTCATCTCGTACCATAACCGATCCTTCGGCTGATACTGATTGACTGTGTACTACATGCCAAGCTCCTCCAATGTAAGCTTCTATATCTACGGTTGCAGCTCCAGCGGACTCAGTGGCTATGACAAATGTCCAGCCTTTGTCTCTCTCAACTTGGAACTCCGTACCAGAACCAGTACCTGTTGCACTTGAAAGTAATGTCTTCTTATCTAAACTTCTCATAATATATTACCGTGAAAGTTGTACTCCTGCTCCTGTTTGACCACCCATACCTAATGTAGGACGACGCACTGTTAACTGACGGGTTCCTCTTCTCTTAGCCATCGTAGCACTAGCTGCTCTAGCTCTTGTAGGCTCTACTCTCTCAGCTGTTGCCGTTGGAGGCGGTGGCGGAGGAGGAGGAGGAGGAGGAGGTGATGGTACTGATCCGAAACACATGGCTATTCTAAGTCTTTGGTTATGATGTTGTCTTGTAACTGTTCGTCGTAAGTCTGTTGTAAATAATTAATTACACTTCTTTGTCCTACCTTAAACCATACATCTCTATCAGAGTCTGTCAAGAGGGGACATTTATCGGGGAACAGTTTGTCAAGCTTTTCTATCAAAGACTTACTCAACGCTGGTAATACTATTTCTTGGTCACTCATCTCTATAACTTATATCTGCAAGTTCTTGTGGTAGCTTTCCTTCTTTAATCTTTTGCTCCGTCCATATCCAAGCTGAAGCATTCCATAAGATAGCACCCGCATGGTCTTCAGAGTTGTCCCCCTCAGCCAGCCCCAACAAATGTCTAAACATCGAATCATATAATCTACTTAGTGGGAATCCTTGTTTCCAGTTGTCGTCTCCGTAAAGCTTTCCGCCAGCTTCAAATCTTTTGGCGAGACTGCGTAAGGCGACCGGAGGTATAAGGCTGGGTCGTCCCCGTCCATCGTCCCCATCACGCCTTGCCCCAGTGCTGAAGTTTCTAGTATATCCTTGGTTTGGTAGTTCTTCGGTGTCCATAGTTTCTTTATTGTTTTAGTTCTGAAGCAGTAGTTCTCTGCTCGTAGTAATCTTGCCATCCATGCATTCATCAAAGCATCTTGTTCTGTGAGTCCTGCATCTTCGTAGCATTTTGCTACAGTCTCCCATGTGTATCCATGTTTATCTAGCAGTCGTTTAGCAGTAACAGCTCCTACCTTTGGTACACCACTGTATCCATCTGTTGAATCTCCGGTTAGTGTTTGTATCAAGTGGAAGTTATCTGCTTCTTCAGTGGTAGGTTGGTGGTACTCTCCTCTGTTATAATCGTAGAATATACCTGGTACACTCTTGAAGTCTTTGTCTATGCTAACGATAATCGTCTCTTCATCCATTGCTTTATCTGTTGCAAGGATAGATATAACATCGTCTGCTTCTAAGTTATCCCACAGTACACCACCTAGTTCATCGATGATCCACTGCTTTACTTGTCTAAGTATTATAGGTAGTCGGGACTTTGCACGGTTTGCTTTGTAGTCAGGGAATAGCTTGCGTCGGAAGTTAGCACGGTCTGATAGACACAGCACTACATTCTCACACCTCAAGTTATCTCTGAACTCCTGTATACGATTGATAACACGAGCTTTAGCTAATGCCATGTCTGCGTGCACAGTCCACAGTTCTTCCTTCCATTGTATCGGTTCCTCTGCGACAACAGCTGCCTCGAAAGCGAGAACATCTGCGTCGATTAGTAGTGTAGTTTTACTCATAGAATACGCTCCAGTTGTTTTGATATTTCTTGTATTTGCTTTTGCTTATGTTCTCAGGGTACAGCTTAATTGTTAACGATGTAACCACTGATTGCGGAATCATCCACCACTCATTAATAGGTGCTAAGTATGCTGCTACCACATCAACACTGTCTGGTATATAATCCTTACTTATTCGCCCGCATCCTGTATTAACTACATAACCATTCTGGGTGTTACAAGATGTACTCTTTACTTGTACCTTTAGATCACCAGCCGGACAAGTTACAATGAAGTCCCAAGGCATAGGAGTCGTTGGTGTGTGTGGTTCAAAGTCCCGCTCTAAACATTCAGCGATGAATCGAGCCTCTCCTATTGCTCCTATGCGTTGTTGTTTCGATGATGGCATGGTAAGATCTTGTGTATCATAGAGGTATGCAAGGGTAGTGTAGCTGTCGTATTGTATCTCGTCCATCTCTTAGTGCGTCTCAGCCCAGCTGTCACCTACTTTGTACTCACCGTCTAGCTGTACATTCAGCTTCAGTTCTTTACCAGCTACACGAATAGCTTTCACTGCTAACTTACCGAAGTCCTCTGCGTGTTGTGGTATTACTTCTGCTTGGAACTCGTCGTGTATGTTAGCAACAAATGCGTACTCTCTACCGTGCTGCCACTTACTCTTACCGAGTGCGTGATACAGTTGGATAAGTGCTACCTTCATACACACTGCTCCGGCTGATTGAAGTAACATGTTCAGTGCTGCGTGACTACTGCGTATGCGTAACACCCGACCGTCTAGTCCTATCAATGTACCACCGTTCTCCACTTTCTTTTGGATAGCATCTTGTAGTCTCTTCAGTGCTGGTAGGTTATCTAAGAACTTACGCTTCAGTTGCACTCCTTCTTTAGCACCCCCTCCAATGATCTCTCCCATCTTAGCGGGACCAGCTCCGTATAACAAAGCGTAGATCATAGTCTTAGCTTGGTCTCTGTTGTCTAACCCTGCTCGTTCCATGTTGAATGTATGGATGTCTCCTTCTGTTACGATCTTACCGTACTCTCCTCTGTCATAGAATGCTAAGTAATGTGCTAACATCCGCAGCTCCAACCCACTAGCATCACACCCAACCAACTTCTTACCAACACCCGCACCGAACAATCCTCGACACTCTTCACCGTAAGGCACGCGACAAGCAGGAACCTGTGCTACATTTGGATTGCTGTGTGTACACCGCCCAGTCACTGCTCCATTTGTATTCACCGCTCCGTGTATCCGTCCGTTCTGAGCCAGCTTCAACCACGCTTGTTCTCCCTCTGCTAACTGACCAAGTCTTTTCTGTACGAGGAGATAGTCTAACAACTTCTGTGCGATTGGATGATCTATCTTCTTCAGTACTGCTTCATCTACTTTAGGTGTGGTAGCGTCTGGTTCCTTTGGTAGATCGTATCCAAGGTCAGCTAATGCTTGTGCTATCTGTTGTCGAGACCCTGGGTTGAACAGTGTGGTCTTTTGTTTGTTACCTTGCTTCTTCGCTTCCTTTAACAGTGTCTGTTTCAAACCTCTAGCTTTCAGTTGTTCCTTTAGTTTCACCTTGGTCTCAGCACTGAGTATCTCTACTTGGTCTTCACCTTCTATCATCAGTGTCCAACCAGCTGGACTCTTCATCTCTTCCACCTTTGGTGCTACCATTTGTTGTAGTTCGTCTTTCAACTCAGCACGGATAGAGGTTAACTTAGCGGTTAACTTGTCTGCTTTATCCAAATCAAAGCTGAATCCGTGTTTCTCCTGTTGAGATATGATGAATGCAAACCAATGTTCAATAGCTATCATCTGATTGCTTGGCTCTTGACTGAGTAGATAATCGTATAACAACTGTGTTACTATACAGTCACGCTCACAGTACTTCTTCATCTCATCGTTGTAGTGGTCGAATGCACCGTCCTCTTCTCCGTATGTTAGCTTCGTCTGCTTACCCATCCGGTGTCCCCAAGCTTTAAGCGAGTGACTACCTACAAGTTTAGAATCGAAGTTGTTACGACCGAAGTCCTCGTTGCGTAGGTCACTGAAGATACACCTAGATAATACTAAGGTATCTACTACTTTAACTAGAGGTGGAGAGAATCCGTACAGCTTCTTCAAAGCAGGAATATCAAACTTAATAACATTGTGTCCGACGATCCGGTCTGCTTCTGCTAGTGCTGTCAGTCCCCTGTGTATACTATCTCCCGCAAAGGTCACCATCTTCGGAACCATTGGATCGTACACAGACAAGCAGTGTACCGTGTGTAAGTCCGTCAGATTAGTGAAGTCCTCAAGAGCATTTGTTTCTATATCAAAGAATAGTGTTCTCATGCTTCCTCCTCTTCCTTCCTCTTCTTCCATGCTTTAAATTCAGGGTAAGGAGGTACATGTTTTTTATGTACCATGTGGCAAGATATATCACCCTTAACACGACTCATTAATTCTAAGTAGTTATCGTATAAACAATACCACTCGTCCACCAAAAATCCTTCGTCATATATACCTGCGTCCTGCATTCCTGTTATAGTTTTTACTACCTCTACTAACTGCTCATACACATGGTGAAACTCTAACCTAATTCTCTTCTCATCAGATTCTGTATTGATAGTATTTTGTAGTTTAGCGTCCGTATCTAATAACAACTCCTTAGCTAAGTATTTAATTTTTGTTTTATGTTTGTGTAGTAGCTCATCGAGAGAAGCTATATCCATTATCATTAATAGTTTTTTCTTTATACTCTTACTCATATTTAGAATGGTTCATTATTGTTATTTGTTTCTTCAAAGGTACTCGCCCTCTCTTCCTCAGTGCACCTACCTGTATCACAGTTGTAATACAATGTACTACAGTGTCCAGTCTCACCGCTGAATCGATTCTTCAGTACTCTTACTTTTGTTTCGTTGGATAGCCTGTCGCTTTGTTGGTTGCGTTCCAATCCGATGACCATGTCACTTAACTGTGCGATTGCTTGTGACCCTCGGAGGTGATGCAGACTTACTCGTCCACCCTCTTCATGTCCAGTATCCACACGCTTCAGATGACTGACCAATACCATACCACACCCTGTCTCCTCAACAAGAGATCGTAGCTTGGTCATTGTATTATCTATCAGTCTGCGTTCATCGTCTCCCTGTATCCCACTAACCACAATCGATAGGTGATCCAGGAATATCCATTTACAATCGAAGCCCTTAATCAGATACCTAATCTTGGATAACAGATTGTCACTCTCCATACTCCCGAAGTGATCGTAGGTGTAGAACTTACCGTTACCCACAGTCCTATCGAACGCAGGTTTCAGTTCCTTCTCATCTAACATATCATCATCTAGATGTAGTGGTTTGTTCATGTGTATTCCAAGGATACCCAACGCTGTGCGTCGTACTGATTCTTCAAGAGCTATGTAACCAACAGTCTCGCCCAACCCTAACAGATGGTGTGCGATCTCACGACAGAACAGACTCTTACCAATACCACTACCAGCAGTAACAGTTACTAACTCTCCTAGTCTCATACCGTGAGTGATACTGTTCAACCCGATAAACGGATATGGTTTGCTTTTGTGTTCCTCCTTGTGGCTGATAACATCCCAGAGTTCCTTACCGTTTACGATACCGTCCGGTCTGTACTCACGAGCGTCGAACAAACAGTCTACTAGTTCCTTTGATCTACCCGCTAATAACATATCGTTAGCATCCTTTAGCGGTAGCTCTGCGATGTGTGCCTTACCAGGACTAAGCATACCAGCACAACTAGCTGCACCCTTTCTTCCTGTGTCGTCGTTATCAAAACAGAATATTACTTTCTCGTAACGCTCGACCCAATCCAAAGCATGCTTAAAGTTTTGCATACTACTAGCTGCACCATTCGGTATTGATACCACCGCCCATCGATTGTCTAGGATTTGTGACACAGATAAAGCGTCGATCTCACCCTCACATATTATTAGACGACGACCTCCATCTCTCCACAAATGCTGACCGTATAGACCTTTGATTGTACCTGTAGTAGCAAAAGACTTGTCAGCAAATCGTATCTTTTGACCCATGATAGCACCATCTTTATTACGATAGTTAGCTATCTGTACTCCTTTATTTCTATACTCTCCTCTCCAGTATCCCCACTTCTTACAGGTGTCTTCGTTTAATCCTCTCGCAGGTATAGACTCTGGTTTGCCTTGTGCAAAATCACTCGGTGTTGTGTCTGTCACTCTAGCATTCCCTCCATGTCTACCTCTGTGTTCATTACATGAGAAGCAGTGTGTACTCCCGTCGTCGTTGGTGGAACAGGCATCACTTGCTCCGCAGTCGGGACAGTCATGGTGTGTTTTGATGAAAGCCATGACTTAGGTATTGTTTGGTGTGCATATTTTATTCCTTTCTTTTCGCACCAAGCTGCGTAGGTGGTGTCGCTTCCTTTACGGATTTTGTTTCTCGCATTCTGAAACACCAATCTAATATCTAGATGTGGATGTTGCTCTCGTACCAACAAATGTTTCTTGCGATCTTCTACTGTCCATACTCCTTTAGCTTCAATGATAATATCACCAACGATAAAGTCAGGTGTGTAGGTTGCAGTCTTAGTATACTCCAACTTCAAAGTCTCGTACTGAAAGCTGACACCACCACGCCTAAGCTGTGATGCTAACTTTTCTTCGAAGCCTGATCTGTAATTAGAAGTTCGACGACAGGATTTCTTCTTCCGTTTCTTCCGCATCGAATCCACCCTCTAAGTTCTCACCGCCATTAACAAATCCTTCTTCTTGTTCAGTGAATCCAAAGGAACTAGCAGCCTTAGCTGACACCCCTCCTTCACCAAGCTTCAAGACTTGTACAGCTTCCAACTTAAAGGTCACCCCAAAACCAATAGCCGGACTGTTGTAAAAGCTAGGGCGGAAAGCTACTACTACTTCACTACCACTCCATACTTGTACATCATCTTTTATAGGTTGAGCTTTGGAATCATATAGAGGCATGGATCGGTGATATATTTCACCTGTACTTTTAAGCCTACCTCCGCCTTCCATTTTAGTTTTAACAAGAAAACCGCCATCAACTTCTTCAATGGGAAACTCCCGCTGAGTTAACTTCTTACCAGGTTTTTCTTGCTGTGCTTCCTGCAACTCCTGCTCATACAGAGGTCTTAATGTAGCTTTAATAGCATCAGCTTGTTCCTTATCGACAATAACATCACAAGTAAACACGCCAAACTCTGGCTCGAATTTCTTGTAAGGTTCTGTGACATGTGGATACCTAGCTGTACCTTTTGCTTTTATTATTTGATGTTTGGTTCTACTTTTCAGTGCCATATCTATTTTTATTTATCGGTGTTAAGAAAGTAGATACTTACTCCGTAATACTGCGGACACATCTAAGTCTCCAAGTTCCGGCACGGATGGCAGTTCTACTTTCGGGTTCATGTTGATTTGCTCCATTCGGAACTCTTCAAGGAGATCAACAGAAAATGTTTTAGTGTATGCTTCACGCACCATTCGGTGGATTTGTTTAGCGTTACTTGCGTGAGTCACAAAGCAGTCATGTATGGTAGCTAAGTCAAAGTCAACTTGATTCGCTACTTGATGTACAATACATGCGTCCAGACTGTGGATAAAGTTAGCAGTCACTGCTTTACCGTGTTGCTTTGTATCTATATCATCTGTATCAGTGAAAGTGTTTAGATGTACAGTCGTGTTATCAAATACAGATTCTATAATTAACTTCTTACGCTTACGAAAGCTCTGCTTAACTTTAAATCCTGTGGGTGTTGTCCAAGTAATACCGTCCTCGTAAGGCAAGCATCGAATTGTTTCACGCAGATACTTCATCACTCGGTTAACAGGTTTACATACCTCATCTGCTATCTTGTTAATGATATTACTGATCCAGATAACAGCAGTTAACATCTCTCCTGTACTACTCCACGGATGATTAAGTCCTATACTCTTAAATAAATCTTGTACTAAGTTATAACTGGTAGCACCGTATGGTCTGTTCATCACTGCCATCTTAGCTATCTTTCTTTTGATACCGTACTGCATCCAAGTCTTAGCGATAACACCACCATCTTTAACTAGCTCATCGTGTATGCGATCTGCTACATATTGATACATGTCATTAGCTTGGTCTTCTTCTACCAGGTTACACATCCTACCCGTGTCTTTGTCCCGTAATAACAAAGATAGTATCTGCATACCATTATTGGAACAGTCCTGACGCACAGGTAAGTAGCTAACATATCCATAACCCTCCTCTGTGTACTTCTTGAACTCTAAACAGAACCGCAAGAAACAGAACGGATCACTAGCATCTGTCCACCAATCAGTACCGTGTGGATCATTCGCAGCTTCCAATATAAAGTTCTGTCGTTTACCTACCCACTCTAGTCGTTCCTCTCGTGTACCCTTCACTCCCCACATGTTAGCACCGTGTACTAGTACAGCTTCCAAGTCATCTTCATCTACTACTTGTTGACCGTTCTTAAAGTCCAACAAACTCTTAGCTAAATCAGATCCTTGTGGATGTAAGTAGTACGGAATAGCGTACACTCTACCTCGGTAATCACAACGGTACGGAAAGTATATCTTCTCCCACTTCCTGTACATCTTAGCTAAGTGCAGAATACGACAAGCTTGGAATCTTTTGGAGCTGTTACTGGCGTTGGTAGTTTTTATATCTTTTTGTTTTAACTTCCAGATACTTAGCTCCTGCTCATCACCACCTGTATAGTACGGTTGCTCAGGTATCTCTCCAAATTGTGGGATGTTACCTACTACTCGTTCATTCTCCCAACACTTCAATGTAATATCTAACATATCCGTATTGATCTGCCACTCCACCTGTTGTAATCGGTTAACAGCAGACATGACGTGGTCGTAGTTATTCCCTTCAAACCACTCAACAGGTTTACCCGTGAAGAATTTCTGTGCAGGTAGCTGTTCAATATCGTATCCACCACCTATCAATCCGTGCCAATCAACAGGACGGTCAGGTAATGCCATCTTAAATACTTGCCCCGCCTCTTTCCACTTATCAAAGCGATGTATCCAATCTTTAAACTCAGAGGTAGGTAATACGAAGCGTTCAGGTTTTTTTAAATTGTTCTTACCTTCACGGAATCCTATTTCAAAAAGACCAGTACAACATCTGATTTCTTCCAACAACCAACAGCCTAGACTGACCTTATTTCTGTGATCCCACAGTTCAAACCGTGTGTCTTCGTACTTATAGAACTGCTTGATCTTACTTTGTTTCTTGCGGTCAGGTATAGCTAACAGGTCTTGCTTGTTGTGGCTCAAGTTCTCTAGTGCATACTTCCATCTAGCCTCATTCTCAAATGCTTTACCGATACGGTGTCCCATCCTGGCAACAGCTAAGTTGTTATCTAAGTTATTAAGAAAGGTACGCAAAGCAATAACAGCTATTTCATACGGACACATATCCATGACAAAGGTCAGGTAAAGTGGTGTGGTGTATCCTGGACTACTAAATTGATCGATGATGTGCTTTACACGGTCACCTAACTTAGGGGCACAACTCTGTAACATACGCTTACACGATGCTGTGTGGCTACTCTCTCCCTCCTGTCTCAGCTTGGCTTGTCGGTTACGATACTGCGTCCGTCCCCACTCCCTCATCCGTGCTACATGATCACTCATAGATTCTCAAACCAATCAAAGTTTCCTTTAGGTTTCATGCGTGGTTTATTAGAACGAATAGCAATTAACCTACCATCCTCCGTTCGTTTATATGTGCCATCTTTGTTCCGTTCAAACCCGTATATCTCCGTCATCATCCAGAACTGTTGGAAGCCATCGTTAATAGCTTTATGGTCGATGGTGCTGTAGTTTATGTCGTGCCTAGCACAGCCCTGAACTATATGGTTTTCACTGAACATCTCGGTCAAGTAAATCGGTTCGTATTATATCAGCCTCCGCCTCCCAAAATAAATCACTACTTGAGGTGGTGTTCGATCTCGTAGAAGTCGATCTTGTACGCTTCGCAGTAGTCCCTTTGGTCGTCCTCGTAATCCATAGCACGGAGGTTTTCCAAGTGTTCTTCAAGTTCTTCATCCAGTTCATCATCGTATGGGTTGTATCGGTTAAGCCAGTTGTCGTAGTTAGGTAAATCAAATTGCCTCATTTCATGTACTCCACAGATTCTATCTTAATCTTAACTAATCGTTGGGTACTACTAGGCTCATCGAATCGGTTGTGTTTTACTACTCCTTTGATTAAGTCTTCAGCTCTTAAACCCATAGCTGTCTCAATACAGAAAAGATTAGGTTGCAAAGTCTTTAATCGTCTAGTGTCCTCCTCAAACATAGCATACAATACACCTTGTTCTCCTCCTCTAATTTTATAGTCAGTTATCTTCTTACTCATAGTTATTATTCTTTTGTTTTTTAGTATTTATTTTATCAAGTACAAGCTCAAACCAATCAATCAATGCTTCAGGTGTGTACTCTCGTTGATATTGTGTACATCTTGTCGTCCCCTTTACATTACCACAGATGCTTCTTCTCTTACCCTTCTCACAAACATGAATCGTTTCGTCTTTGGGTGGAAGGTCAGGTAATTCATCACGATCAATACCACAAATGTACAACTTGGTTTTCTTGTGTGCGACATGACCGAAATCATACTGATCTATCTCGATAACAAATCCTTCGTCAATCCAAAACCAAGAATCATTCCATAACTTACTACCACTCGGATGTTCAACGATACCGCCCTTCCAAAAGACTTCGTTCAAAGCGTGGTAAGCCAGTTCTTTCTCCCCTTCACGAGGTGATGCCATGTGCGATAATCTACCCCAAGCTCGACAAGGTGGGTGACAGACGACAGGTAAGTTTCCGTTGTACTTAGTAGCGTCCCGATCAATGTCGTAAACATCCCACGCAGCACGCTTTTTGTAAGCACTATCGGTTCGACAAAACAAAGCTGTGTACTTCTTATTCATTCGGTTTAATAGTTTCGTATCCATGTTCTTTTAGAAATTCAATAGCTTCGTTAATCTCTTCTTGAAGTTCTAGTTCATAGTAGTAAGCTCTTCTTCTTTGTAATTCTTCTTCGGTTATTAAATCAGGATTCATTATTCTTCCTCCAGTTTCTCAAGGTGTTCTTTGTATAGTTGCAAGGACAGGTAAAGGTCAAGCCATCTTCCATCCAACTCTCGGTTCATATCGTTGTTAAAAATGTGGAACATCAGTTCCTCGGTCATGTCTATTGGGTCAAGTAATAGTTCTCGGTTATTCATAGGTTTAATCTCGGTAAAGCACTGCGATTGCTACAAGTACAACAAAGCACAGGCAGAAAAAGGTTAAGGTACTCATTTGATATGTTATCACTCCTGGTTAGATCGGTTAAGTAGTTCTTGTTGTAGCTCCACGAGCCTGTCCCTAACAGTTAAGTTATCAGGTAAGCGTTCCTTCACGGACAGGTAATGCTGTATCAAAACCTCAAGGCTCTGATCGTCTAGCGTTTCAAGGTGTTCTGGATCAGTGTTCACTTGTAATCTTTTCCAATTCAGAAGCTAAAATTAATTCAGCTCGGTCATTAATCTCATTGTCGGATAGTTCTAACAGGAAACCATCACGGACAGGTAAGCATAGCCTACCATCATCGGTTTCGATTACTTTGATTTCGTTGTTGGTGTACCATTGCTTGGCAAGTTGTATAGTAGTATTCATTATTTTATTTATTTATTAGTAGTAGTTTCGGTTAAACAATCGGGACAGGTACTTTGACCTTCCATTTTAGGGTTTGTCAATCCGCAAGTGTCGCAAGCTTTACGCTTCTTTAATTCTTTAAGCACAGCCTTTGCACATTCTATGAACTCTGATTTGCTCGCACAGGTACCAGAATATTCAGGGTGCTGTTTACATTTCCAGATAAGCTTAGGAACGGCAGAATATCGCTCACTATCTATGTAGTAAAAGAAAGCAACTTGGTTCCCGTTGTGGTCGGTTAGGTATTCGGTGACGCTCACTCTTGAATATCCTCCGTTACTTCACCATCTTCATCATCGGTACGCCATCGCTTAACGATAACCTCGCCATCGATTGAATCGTCAAAGTAATAAATATACTTACCAATGGTGACATATAAAGAGTTGTCGCTTGGTTGATGTATTTTCATGTGTCTTGCGGTAAGGTTTGTCGGTTAGTAAGATAGTCCTTTATGCTCTAATATATCCCGCAAGCGAATAAGTACTTTGCCAAACTCTAATATTTCTTGGTCAGGTAAGCTTAACTCTTTAAGAGATTGGAAAACATAAGATTCTTCATCTGCACCTAATGGACTAGCTCTAAATTGCCAATCGTCTGGTACGCATTCGTCCGTTTCAAAGGTCAGGTAATCGCAGATTGCAAACAGCCATTGCATACAATTGCCCCATGCGTCCCCGTCATTAGTTGCTCTAAATTCGTGTTTAAGTGTTTCGTTCATTGGATAGTTCATTTTGATAGATAGTTAATTAAAAGGTTAGTTTGCAAGCAATACACAATCAGCAAGCTGTTCAGCTAGATCAATAGACAATTCTTCAAGGTCATCGTCTGCACTTAATTCTGTTACAGCCCAGTGCTTATGAAAGTAACAAGCACCAGAAAAAGAGTTGTCGCCAGATTGAAAATTTAATTCTTCAAGATTATCACAAGTGCTGAAAGTCATTTGTATAGACTCGCTTTCGCCTACTTCATCATAGCTAGGTAAATAATCTTCAAGGATTGAAAAGATAGATGTTTGTAATGCTTTTATTTTTTGATCGATGTTTTTCATAGTAGTATAGTTTTTTTTTGATTTTTGATAGATAGTAAGTAATTAAGGTTAAGAGATACAAAGCCAGAGGATCATAAGCCAAGACGCAACAGCACTTGCACAGATACAGCACCCGATAAACAAGTTTTCTAGGCGTTGTGAAGCTTTAGGCATTTGGCAATCGTCAAGGTTGATTAAGCGGTCTTTATCGATGGTAACTTTCATATTATGTACCTCCTGTGATTAGAAGTGAGCAATTAAGACGCAATCGTCATCCCAAGAAATAACAGAGGTATAATCTGAGAAAACATCTCTGTATTCATCTTCTTCTTCACACATCTCAAAAGCGTCAAGGTGTTTAAAGCTGTCGATGCATTCTTGTTTTGAATCGTACTCTGTGTAGTCACAGCAGAAGGCAATAGGATCAAGCTCCAGTTCAACTCCGCAATCTTCTTCGTACTCTGTGAGATATTGAAAGAGATGCTTGCGAGCTTTTACACTGAAGTTAGTACCTCTGTTGTATTGATCGAATGAATTAACGAAGTCAGATTCTGTAATGGTTTTTTTCATGATGTATTTTGTTTTCTAGTGTTTATTGATTGTTAGTGGTTTCAAATATCTTTTCGCTCTTTACCCCGTTGTAATGAACTTCAATTGTAAAGCCCCCGAAAAGATTGTTTGCATATTGCTTTGCTTTCCTAATTGCTTCTTCTTTCTTAAAAGAGAATCCTAATTGCTTGGCAAAGCCGTATTCGTTGCGTTGGTAGATGTAGTAAGTATTCATGCCTCACTCATTACAGAGTTTTCTCCAGAGCTCCATCAAAAAAAGTTCAAATGATGATTGTATAAGTGCAACTTATCACCGGTATTAGATTGGTAGAGAGTAAGCAAAGGCACATTTCAATCTTTTCAATCGTTTCAAAAATAAATGAAAATGGAACATCGAAAGAGAAAAACACATAGACAAGCAATTCATGCAAATACACTAACAAGGCGACAAGATCAGCAGTTGATCAGTGCCGCAAAAGCTGGGTAATCTCTGTTGATTTGCGAAAATAATTAAGAGCTTTTACTCTGGAATCTGTGATGTTTGCATAAGTCCTTGATAATCAACAAAAGCTATTAGACATAATGAAGAATGTGCGAATCATATCCCCCTCCCCTATAAAATACTTACGGGTATGCGGGGGTAATTAACGCACGCGTATATAGCGTAGGTGTCTCAGATTTTTCTACCAAAACTTTTCTAGGAGGTAGTTCTATATTAGTTAGGAACTTAGTCAGAAGCTCGGATCAAACGGCTCTTCATCGTCCTCTACTAGCTCGTCAAAGTCTCCTTCGAATATAACATCATCTGTTTCAGTTAACACCGACAGTTTAGCGAAGTCCAGGCATCCAGCTATTGTGTAGTCGTTAAGATCGTACTCTCGTTTAAAGCGGTATATAAGCTTTGCTAGTTCGTACTGGAAGGTCTCTGTTTGTTCATCTATTGTCATGTGTTATAAGTATACAGCTATACGAGAATTTTTCATAGGTTAAACTACAACAAGATTCTTGACCAGTGTTTAAGCGGTTCCTAGAAAATAAGCTTTACAAAGTCCCTTCGGTTTGAGATCGTTATAATATTGATATTAAGATAGTACTTTAGAGTTAGTTTTAAAGTTATTATTTGTATGTATAGGTCAAGTGTACAAGCAGTTGGTGTTAGAGTCGTATTAGCTGCTTACTGCTACAGCTTTCCTTTTAACAAAGATTCCTTAGTAGATAGCTTCAGCTACATCAGATCAGTAAGACTCTGTTGAGCTGCTCATACATCCGTTCTTTCGCAGCTGCTTTAGAGTGGTGACTGATGCTTGTATTATAGATTCCCTTTTAAGGATAGGTGTGTTTATAAATAAACCAGCAGCAGTAGCTATAACATACTTAGTGTATTTAAACTAACTACAACAGCACTATATATACAGAGCTAAAGATTTGTTATAGAATCTATATCCAAGTTACAGAAGCTTTGTTATTACTTCTTTTATGAAAGCTATCAGTAAACTTTGTTAGTTCTTCTTGAAGCAGTTCTTGTTGTCTATCAATCATAGATTGGTTAACATCAGCAGCCATCTGCTGCACCCAATAACCAACAGCTATTGATAACGCATCAAGACGGTCATCATGTACTAAGCTACCCCTATCTCTTGTTATCCTGGATAACTGATACATCAGCATGTACCTTGTTTGTTGTTCAATAGGATAGCTAAGAGCTGACCTGTAATCGTTATTTATAACAGTAGGATCGATGATAAGCCTATGAGAGTTTAACACAGGTTCAAGAGTATCAACAATCCGTAGCTCCTTCTGTTTGTTATGTCTGACTTCTTCTATTGTTACAGGGTATGTTGTTCTAAACAGAGGCTTAATCAACTCCATAAACATACCGTCACCAAAGTTAGACTCTATCACTACCTTGTTAACTTTGTTATCCTTAGCGATAGCTACGAGTTGTTGTAAGGTCTTAGTATCGTAGCCTCCTCTTATCCCACCAGCATCCGGAACAAACAGCTGACCGTTTAACATCTTTACTACAGCGTACCCTGTTTCATCCTTACCACGACCAGATGGGTCAATAGATAGCACGGAGCCTGTGTACGGTATCATATCCCCAACAGTGTTAGCAGGTCTTCTGTATCGATCTCCAGCTAGTCCTACATTAGGTAGTTCTCTATCACAGTTATCAGGGTCAGATGACCACACGATCTTTTCAGGGGCTACATCCACATCAACATCCATCACTACTAGATCGTTAATCTTTAGTGGGTATCTATCAGCATCACTCAGCTTCGGATTAAGCATGAACTGTAGAGCGTACCCCGTCCGACCATACGACATCTTTCTTTCTTCCAGGTCAAGATCAGTGAACCGTAAGGGTTCTGTAGAAGTACCGATAGTCTCAGGTGTTATGTTATCCGCTATAAGGGGTGCTAGATCGCCTCCGTAGTTGTTAATAGCTTCTGTATCATCTGGATACTCTGAAGACCATATACGGCTCTTGTATCCCCTCTCTCGCAGTTTGTTGTATATACTGTCCTCACATTGAGGAGTACCAAGAAAGATGATCCTTGAGGAGTCCAAGGGTTTAATGATAGCGTCGAACTCTTTTACTTGTTCATCCAGCTTATCTCTCATTCCTTGAGTAGCACTGTTGTTAGCTACCTCCACATCGTCTGCTACAATTATATCAGCACGAGAACCTGTTAGCTGGGATGATATACCTAGCGACTTAACAGAGGGTGCGTGAGAGGCGGGAGCAGGTCCTACATCAAATGCTATCTTACTGAATCGTTGGTTCTCTGATGGCTTTAATCCTTGTAAAATGGGAATCTCCTGAATGATTCGCAAGGTAAATGTAGAGAAGTCATCTGATCTATTCTTACTAGCTGATACAACAAGTATGTTTTTAGATGGGTCCAGCAGTAGCTGATGTACTACAAAAGCACTACAGACCCAACTTTTTCCAACGCCCCTAAAAGCCATAATAACAGACCGCTTAGGACCATGTTGTAAATAAGACGCTATGTCATACTGCAGTTCAGTCGGATCTGGTAAATTCAAATGCTTCCATACTAAGTATAAGAAGTTTCTGAAATCTTTTAGTTGTGGCGGGACTTTTACATTCTTTACAGACCTTGCCATATCTCGGTGTGTTTATCTTGTTTACGCAGGTTCCATTTAGCTGGTACTACTTGTAAGTTTAGTGGGTGATGTAAACCTCCTTTAGCTAAAGGTACTATATGGTCTACATGAAAAGGTATCTGAAGTTTTTTAGAGACCCGTTCACAGTGTTTATAAATTTGTTTTATCTCGTCCTCTTGTTCTGTTGTAAGACCTACAATAGCTTTTTTTATTTTACTTCTTCGTTTACTACTTGCTGCTCTTAAAGTAATCTTACCTTTATCTGTCTTCCTATATCGCTGTACAGCCTTTTTTCCTTTTTCAGTTTTGTTATAACGAGCATTAGCTTTGATATTGTTTTTCCTTCCAGCTTCCGTTCTATAATAGCGTGCTACCCCCTCCTTTTTTCTTTTCTTATATTTTTCGTCGTTTTTGTAGCGTTCCCTGTCTCTTTTTCTTATACGCTCTTTATTTTTTTGTCTATAAATCTTATCTGATATTTCCCTCCGCTCCAAGTACGATAAAACAACCCAGTTCTCCCTGTTACTATCTTTTCTGTAATCAAGATAAAACAAACCTTCTACAGTAGGGTGAGGGTCGCCTCTTTTAAAAGTTCCTTTAGGTTTTCCAGTTGCTAACAATTTTTGATTGAAGCCTTTACCACGCCTGTACTTATCCAGGCTATCTTCAAACAAATCAAGCTTCAGCTGCATCTCTCTCGTATTCGTCGCCAAATGGTACTTGAATTGTTTTGTTTAAGTCTTCTAAAGGTGAACCCATCCCGCTATCCATCAGTACGTTGTTGTCTTTCAAAAATTGACGAGCGGAGTTAAGAATCGCAGCATTAAACTCTCCTTCAGCGTGCATAAGCTCGATGCTTTCCTTGTACGCTTTAGCTACCTTGTCATGTAGTTTACTTCCCTCTTCGTGACTTAGCATGGTGTTATATTAATAAAGGTTTGTTATTTGTGCAAGAGTGTTTAGCGACCGTAGGAAGTAAACACCACCAACAAAAAGAGGCAGCCCGATTGGACTGCCCCTTGATGGTGATATGAGTAATAAGACTCTTAGCTTAAAGCAGCTTCAAACTCAGCAACGGTTCCTAATTCAGTTCCGTTGTGGTAGATGTTACCGTCGAACTTTGCACGAGCAGCTGAACCGTCAGTCGAAGAGATGTCGGTAGCAGCAGCAGTTGCGGAAGTTGAGAGAACCTTAAACATGTCGTCTCCTTCGTCCCAGATGAAAGCAACATTGGATTCAGCAGAACCACGCTCAACGATGAAACCACCGTCATTAGAAGCATTCGTTCCGGAACCTGCACCTTTAGAAAGGTTCATGATGCTGTCAGCTACATCGATGTTAGTGGTGTTTACGGAAGTCGTAGTACCATTAACAGTCAAGTTACCGCTGAATGTAGCATTGGCAGCAGAGATGTTACCGGAGAAGGAAGCGGAGTTACCGTCGGAAGCTAGCGATCCAGTTTGAGTTTGCAGATTGCTGATGTCCGTGTCGTTGCTGGATACATTGCTTTGAAGAGTAGCGATGTCCGAATCATTCGACGAAACATTGGATTGCAAAGTAGCAATATCAGAATCGTTAGAGCTAACATTAGACTGAAGAGTACTGATGTCAGAGGAGTTAGTCGAAACACTGGACTGAAGGCTGGAGATGTCGCTATCGTTAGAAGATACAGCGTCAGCAACAGTTTTAAGTTGGCTATCAAGAGCTTCGTCAGCAGCTTTAAGGCTGGTAACAGAACCGAGATAGTTGGTGGAACTGTTAGCACTGTAAGCACCGTTAGAACCAAGACCAGCACCAGTTTGAGTAGCGTCAAGTTCTGATTGAAGACCAGTAGCTGTAGAAGATACTGAATCAACATAAGCTTTGGTAGCAGCGTGAAGGGATGAGGTAGGAGCACCTGAGAGCGTCAAAGCTCCGGTCATTGTTCCTCCTGCGAGGGCAAGCTTCTTATCAAGCTCTACTTTGGTTTTTTGACCCAATTGGGTAAGCAAACTAGACATAATATATAATCCTTTGTTGTGGGTTAGTTGTGTTTAAGAAAGTTATAAGGATAGCTAATAGGTGTCAAGCAACAGGTTCAACAATAAGAATATCTCCAAGCTCTGTTGTTAAGCTATCTCCATCTTCTGCAAGGATATGAGTAACAGTAGGTACATTCCCACCTAGCTCTATAATCTTCCAAGCAGTACCGTCGTCAATCGCCAGACAAGGACCACCGTTTCCGTCACCATCTGTTACATAGATAACACGACCTGATGTACCGTTGGCAGGCAGAGCAGATGATAGATACGATCCGAATTGTATAGATTGTGATACAGACAGATCACCGCTTATCAATCCTCCTGACTTATCAAACTTATTATTAAGCTTGGCTTTAACCTTTTGTCCTAATTGTGTAAGTAAGCTACTCATATCGAGGCGATGTTATATTAGGGTGTAGTTAAGCCGTCAAGGAAATCTTGGTAATCACCTACTTCTTCTTCACGAGCGTCAAGGAAGTAAGGCAGGTCGTTCCAAGCAGTTGATCCGTCACCTATCTTAATTCTGTTTCGTGTAGCATCAATCTCGATTCCAAGTTCACCTTCAAGAAGTACAGGGTTAGCTGACGACCAGTTGGTTGCGGTATCTCTTCTAAGTTGTATTCTTTTACTAAAAGTAGCCATTTGTTACGCTCCTCCTCCGTTGTAAACATCTAAATTATTACTAGCAGTTGCCCCTAACGAATCAATCTGTGGGTCACTCAATGCAGCGTTACCACCACTTAGACCGATAATGTCTGGGTCTGATGTAATAGAATCTGTAATAGCTTTAGCTGCTTGTGTAGTAGCGACTGCTTCAGCCACTCCTTTACTAGCAACATTACTAAGTGTCCGGTACTGAGCAGACAGCGGGTGTGGACGAACTATTTGTCGGATAGGCATATCAGCACTTCCACCTACGCAACGCTAAAGCTTTACGAGTTGGTCTACCTTTGCTGTCTTTCATCGGTCCTTTAACTCCAGACATCCGAGCACAAAAGGAACGCTTTCTAGGACCACCACCAGGCTGAGGAGCTTTCAGATTAGAACCAGTAGCACGATTGTATTTAGCTCTACCTTTAGCAGTTAACCCACCCTTACGGGACTTCTCACCTCTACCGAGGGATAGTGAAACAGACTTAGCCATTACTTCTTCTTCGGAAATCCACGCCTCATATTAGCGTAAGCTTTAGCAGATATAGTAGACTTCTTCTTACTACGGCTAATACCTAGTTTTTTCCTTCTGTTTATGTTGTAATATAATCCTTTTGGCATATCTATTTCCTCACTAATATTTCCATCATACGGTCTAATTTACCGTGAACTTCTTTAATTGCTTCCTCTACCTTAGCTATACGAGATTCAACAGCTATATCTCTTTCCCGTTGAGCAGCTAACTCTACCTCTATCTGTGTCATCCGTTTCTCACCTAGGTCTAACCGTTCGATCAAGCGTTTAATAATCCAACCGATAATTGCTAAACCAACAGCTAATACAGTGTTAAGAAGTCCTGATAGAGAATCGATCATTATGAACCTTGTATGAACAGAGCTTCTTGAGTGATGCTATCAGCTGCGTTTCCACATTCCCCTGTAATTTTTATATCCACAGCTCCTGTAGTATCAGCACTACCAGTTGTGGAAATAGCTCTAATAATTGAACCATTTAAAACAAACTCAATAATAAGTTTCTGAGACGCTCTTGTACCATCTTGGAATATCCAAATATCTGCAATCCAATCCCCACTCAAAGGCGTTGTTGTAATAAAACTATCTGATAGTAATGTCCTTCCTTGAGTTCCAAAATTAAATTCGATTACTTTTGTTCCGTTTGTACCTGTTATTGTACCTAATGCTTTGTAATGTAAAACACCTGTCTTACCCATCCAATCAGCGGGTAGTGTATAACTTATTAAATCTGTTTGTGTCGTTGAACTACTCGCAACTTCTGTCGTACTAGCAAACAATTTAGACATACTCCTTTGAGTGCCTGTACCAACATCGTTTATTTCGCCATCTCTTGATAATGAACTAACCCTTGTATTTGATGCGTTAGCTGTTAGATCGATACTTATATCGTTTGCATCTTCTGTATTTACACAGATAAGATTATCTAAATTAATATTGTCAGCAGAGGTAAGAGTAAGGTTAGGTTTACCACCGTTCACAACACCGCCTAAAATACTGTTTGTTACTTTTCTATATGTCCCACTAGCACCTAATTGTATAGCGTTAGTTGGAAATGTTTTCCCAGATGGGTAATCAACATTTGCTTGAATATCCCAAGCGTCCCCGCCTTCTATTCTAATAGCAGAATATACTAGCCCGGTGTTAGCTGTTCCTGTGCCTGTGCCTGATCCTGTAGCTGTAAAAATCGTGCCTTCATTATTATCCGCTGACCCAATCAAAGTAAAGTCAGTAGTACCAGCATCTACTATTTGATAGCTTACTCCAACTTGAAAATTACCAGCAGTAACCTCAGTATTATAAGAAGGAGCTATGTAATTAGGGTTTACAACTATTGCGTTCAGTTTGTTATTTTTAATTACTGTATTAACATCGTCGTCGTGCCTAAATTCAACAGCGTGAGTATCAGAATTGTGGGATACTACATTAAAAGTACAAGCTTCCAGTGTTCCGTGGTTTGTTGAATCGTAAGGTGTAACTCTAAGGGCTGCATAACTTGAACGATCAAACACACTTACATTTATGTTTCTATAGATTGCACCGTTATTGATAGTAACAGCAGATGTTAGTCCATTTACTCCACAATCATAAGAATTAACAGTCGCTGTAATATTAAAAATACTATGTTGACCTGTAGCAGTATTGCTCAAACCCATGAATAATGCCCGTGCATTTTCAGAACCACCATTAATTTCACCAAGAGAAAAATCATTTATAGTAGCACCATGTGAAATAACAGACACCAAATCATCGTATGTATACCCGCTAAATGTACTAGCTGTTACCTTAGTACAATCTTCAAACTGTGGTCCACCACCTCCTGAACCTCCTGCACTTGTAGTTGTAGAATGAATGTGTCTTATAGAAACATCAGAACAACCCATAATTTGTACAGTATTACTTTTTGTTTCGTTTACATGGATTGTATCTATTTCGATGTCTGAACAATTCAATAAGTAAACACCGAAGCCTACAAGATCAGGGTCTGTTTGATTTGAAGCGTTACCTTCAATACTAAAGGAACCTTTTAAAGAAATCTTACTCTGGCTACTCGATGCAAAGACTACAGCTCTTGTAGAATCAGCTACAGTAAACTTTGTATTTATACCTGCAAATATTAAAGTACGATTCGATGGAATGGTAAGACCTACATTTACAGTTATAGACGATCTGTAAGTAAGTGTATTTCTATTACTTATTAAATAATTACCTTCAGGAAAGTAAATAGAAGAGTTAGCGTCAATAGCAGCTTGAATAGAAGCTGTATCATCGTCCGTGCCGTTTCCTGTAGCTCCGTAATCCAACACATTAGCAACATCAGCAAAACGATCCGCAAGAGTTCTAGCCGTGGTTGAAAGAGAAGCAGTAACATCGTACCCACCTAGTGATACAATAGCAGGACTACCACCAAGAGCTATAGCGTTGTCTATGGTTTGATCAGTGTAGGCTTTGCTAGCAGCATCTCCATCAGCAGTAGGAGTACCAAGGTTTATTATCTTGTTACCTTCAGCGTCGTAGTTAGCTCCACCTTTTTTGTTAAGTAGCTCATTACCAGTACCTTCTGATGCTTCTTGTGATACAAATAGATTGTGTCTGTACGCTTCATCTAGTTCATTCTCTGTAAGTACAGAACCGTCAACAAAATCTACAAGCGGGGAGAAATCACCACGACTATCACGATAGATTCTTATCTCAGCACCAGCAGAAGGAGCCGTGTTAAAACGAATCTTAGTGGGAGTAGGAGATGTTACGATTGTGTAGTTTGTTACAATAACATCGTCTACCTTGACCTTGACATGTTCGTCTCTAAGGTATTCAAAAGAAAAGTTGTAGTCAGTCTGAGAGGCGACCGCTGTGTAGTCTACATAGGTGTTTGCCATGATAATATATTATTAACTATTGAGTTAGGAGTTCAAGCACTTAGTCACTGACTTATAATTTCAAAAGGAGACATAGGTCTGATCTGAGGTGCTTGTATAGTACCTCTTGCTTGTAAAATAGTATTTAGATTCTCTTCCTTATCGTTAATGAAACTACTAAGGAATAACTTATCTTTTAAAATATCTTTTCCAGTCTGATTGTAATAATCTCTCAATAACTGATCTAACTCTTTTAAACCTTCATTAACAAAAGCACCGTCTTTTTCCTGAAAGCCTTTATTGTATTTCTTGTTCCAATCAGCACTAGTGATTAACTCATTAACAGCTTGGTTTATATTTAACTTACGACCTTTCTTATATAGTGTGGTCATCTTTAACTTTTGATCGAAAGCGTAAGCTAATGTTATTCCCTCTTCATTTATGAAATCTGTCATCGGTAGTCTATCTGCTATATTACTAGGCTTTCTAGCTATGTTACCGTGTGTGTCAGTTGCTACTATTTCATCAAACAGAGTCCTATCTAAAGGTTTCCTGGGTGCTTGCCTTACTATCGTTTGAGTAACCCATGTATGTGAACTTTCTAAGTCTTCACCTAATAAGTCCGTTTTTACATTAGGAGTGCCTAGACCGAAAGCTGCGTAAGCAAATCTCTCCCAGTACCCTTGTCCTCTTAAATCCGGTACACCGTCCTGAAGTATTGTTTGAGTTATCTTTCTAGCTTGTGCAGGAATAGGTACATAACTAGCTACTAACCTAGCCACAGCATTCTTTGTTACATCTCCTTCAAATTTAGCTATCTCTTGTGCGGTCTCTATACCTTGTGCTAACGGCATGGCTTCAGCTAACTTTTTAAAAGAAGCACCAATAACAAAGTCTAGTGTCTGATCTTTAGTAAGTATAGTCTGACCAGTCTCTCTCTCCATGTTTTTTATCCTAGCCCATGTCATAACATCAGCAGCTAGAGCTATAGGGAACGACCAAGGTAATGCAGCTGAATAGTCTGATCCCATGATTTGAAAAGACTCTAGCTTATTCTTCTGTCTTTGGTCCGGGGTCAACCATTCTAATGAACCTGTAGCAGCACCGGATAAAGCAGCTGTACCTCCTATGAAATATAAAGAAGTAGATAACAAACTATCAGTTATAATTTCTTCATTATACTTAATACGCCTTGCTTCAGCTTGTGACTTCCTCCGTGCTAGGTCGTCTATTTCAACTTGTATGTTCTTAGTGGCTTCAGGGTCTGTAGTTTTCCTAAGCCTTTCATACTGTGTTTTTAGCTTACGATCTAATTCTTTTATCTTTTTACTGAACGGATTCGCTAGTGATTTAACACCAGGCGTAACGGCTAAAGGAGCTACAGCAGGTGATAACGAAAACCTAGCACCTCTATATACAGCACGAATAGGAACACCTATGTAAGGAAGTAAAGCGTCTATTAAAATAGCTAACTTACCGTCGTCATTACTTAAATCCTTCAACTTTTTAATAAGTTTCTCAGCTGAGTTTATAGGCATATCTTCTAAATCACCGTCAGCAGCGAATAATAATTCTTCTCTAATTTGGTTTACTGTATCTTCAAAGTCATGCTCATCTGCCAATACAGCCAATCCATCACTATCTTTCCAAGCGTTATCGTACAACTCATCAGCTTTCGCTTTAGCTTTAACCGGATCATTCGGGAACTCTAGTAAAGCTTTCTTCTGAGACTCAGCGTATAACCTACCTTTAATTAACTGTCTCTTAAAAACTGAGTCCACAGTCTGTATACCTCTAACACCAAGAGTCCACAACTGAAAGAACTGACCGTTTTTAATAGCGTTAGTGAACCAGTTAGTTGTATTTTCTAAAGCTTGTACTCTTCTTTCAGCTGACTTATACGCCCTAGCTACTAAAGCATGTTCACCTCTAGGCATTGATCTTGGGTTTATTTCATCAGAAAGTCTACCTGCTCTACCGTCCACTGCTGATATATTCTCAACGAAAGTACGACGAGCTTCAGCCCATAAACCTTTTAGGTCAGATATAACTTTAAAAGCACCCGCTGCATCAGTCATTGCTAATCTAGTTCTTACAGGCAGTGTAGAGTTATAAGGATTGTACAGAAATGTAGATACAGGTCTAAAGAATTGTTTAGCAACCGCTCCTATACCTGTAGGCACACCTGCAAATACAGAAGGAAGCTGGTCGATTAGAGATAGTTGTCTAGCTAACCTAATATACCTAATTCCTTTTGTTAACAAACCTGCCCCGTCTGCTTCTAAAGATTTGTAGAAAGCCTCCTCTAATTCTTTAAAGGCTCTAGCTGTTAATCGCTCTTCCTCAATTTGTTTCCTAGCTCTATCTAAGTCAGCTAACTTTTGACGCATCCTAGCTTTAGAATCTGCTATCTTCTTTCTAAGCTCTTGTGATCCAGCTGGTTTAGTGGGTGCTTTAGGAGTAGGTGTTACTTCAGCTCTTACCTCACCTATAACACTGCGTCCCTCAATATCAGCTACTCTAGCTAGTTCTTTCTCCAACTCAACAACAGCTAATGCTTCTTTCTCAGCTTCTCTATAGTAAGCTACTTTAGCTTCTAGCTCCGCTATCCTTGGGTCTTTCTTCTTTTTCTTTTTAACTTTTAAACCAGCAGCTTCTTCAGCAGCATCTATATCAGCAAACCTTTTACGCATTGTTTCGAGTTCGCCTTCTAGTTTACTTCTTTGTTTCTCGTAAGCTTTTCGCAGTTGTTCTGCTTTATATTCGTCAGACATTTGTACTCGTGCTTTATCGATTTCATTCACACGATTACGCATATTACTACGCAGGAATGCTATGTCTTTATTTAATTGTTCTACCCTACCTGGTGCTTTCTTTGGTCCTGTAGGTTTAGGTGTTATCTCTTCTCGTTGTCTACCTAGAGGTCCTGTTTCTATTTCTAATAGTCTAGCCCTTTCAGCTTCTAAGTCTTTTATCTTCTTTATTTCAGCTTGAGCTTCCTTATAGAACTTAATCTTATCTTCTAAATCTTTTACCCGTGGGTCTTTTTCTTTTATTTTAGCAGGTATAAGTTCTTCAGGTTTTTTACCAAATGTAGTACGGAGCCCGTCTAACTCTTGCTGTAAAGTATTAAGTTTATTGTTTATTACTTTCTCAGCTTGCTCTGCTTGGAACTCTTCGGACATCTCACGCCTAGCTTTATCTATATCAGCCAGCCTTTGCTTAATGTTACTTTTAACAGCAGCTATTCGTTTTCTAAGTTTAGCAGCTTTAATGTTTACTTTCTTAGGACCTGTAGGTTTAGGAGTAACCGCTGCTCTTTGCTCACCTAGTGGTGCTACATCTAACTCAGCTACCTTAGCCAACTCAGCTTCAAGCCTCTCTAACTCTAAAGCATCAGCTTCAGCTTGTTCGTAAAACTTTATACGTTGTTTTAAGTCTTTAATGTCTGGGTCTTCTTTAAGTTCTTTAGCTTGTTTTTTTGTTAACTTAGTAGGATCACCAAAGCGTTGTTGTAGTTCAGTTAGTTTTTCTTGTAGCTTCTTCTTACGCTTACCTAAACTTTGCTTTACCTCCTTAGTAGGTTTCTCAACATCTATTTCATCCGCTGCTTTTGTTTCTTTAAATACTTCTATAAATTCATCTTCCTCAGTTTCTACTGGTTTCCTCTGTCTACCTTTTAACTGATCCGGTATAGCTAAGTACTCATCGAACATAGCTTGTATATCAGCTTCATCACCATCGACTACACCTCTAGTTTTAGCTTCTAATGTAGCTTGTAATCTAACCAAAGCCTCATCTTGTAAGTTAGCTCTCTCACTGTATTTAGTAGCCCAAGCATACTGATCTGCGTCACCTCTTTGTGATTGTACAACTCTAGCCCCTAAAGTATTCAACCAATCGACAACCTTAACATTAAGAGTACGCATGAACTTTATTTCATTTAATAAAGCATTAGCTATGTTTTTATCTGTAGGGTTTTTAGTGAATACTCTTATTAGACCGTTTACTGTGCCTAAAGTTTGATCGTATATTCTTTTACCTTCTCTATTAATTCTAGCTGATTCTTGAGAAGCATTTCCAGTCTCAGGTGTTATGTCTAAATTTTTTATTCTAAGTAACAAACCATCTAAAGCATCTTCTCTTTTATCCTCTACCGTTCTTTCTCTAGTGGGTGGTTCTTCTACAACAGGTTCTTTTGGTTCCTTAGATTTCTCAGGCTCTAGTTTCTCAGAGGGTTCTTCAATAGGATCAGCTTCTTCATCCCGTACTACTATCGGACCCTCCTCTTCTAACTTAGCTGTTACATCCTCAACCTCTGGGTCTACTTCTTCTTTTACTGTAGGGTTAGTTTCCTGTTTAGATAAAGCAGCGTCTGCATCAACAATCTGCTGGATAGAATCATCTAAAGCAGCTTGAGCTTGATTAATATCTTGTATCTGTTTTAGTGCTTGATGTCTTTGATTTGACTTGGCAGCTTGTACAGCACCGCCTCCAATCCCAAAAGTAACTTCCGTAGGTAAAGGTTGTTCAGCTTCTTCTACGACTTTCTGTAGTTCCTGTTTCTTTTGTTCTAAATTTTCTTTTGCAGATTCGACAGCTTCTTTAGCCTTACCTCTTCCCCACTTACCTGTCCTAGCCCATACTGTAAACATGGTATTAAAACTACCACCAGCTACAGACGAGAATATATAATCGTAAGTGTTTCTATCGGTCCCGTTTAGTTGTGCTTCTATTTCCTGTCTTAAAGCTGACTCAGCTAGACCTAGAGCAGAACCACTCATAAAAGTTTTAACACCGTTTACTACAAGTTCCTTACCCTTCCATGCGTCAGCTGCTCCAATACCAGGACTCAATCTAAATATTTTATCAGCTGTCTTGGTTACTAACCCTACTCCAAAAACAGAAGCAGCTATAGCTTCACCTGCTGAGTATTCATCTTGCAAGCCAAACTCTTTACGAATGCTTTGACCTATGAAATTAGAGGTAGCCCAAATACCAGCCTCTGTTACTCCAAATCCTATTAAGCCTCCAACAGTACTAGCTGGTTCAGGAGTAGCAATACCGATAGCTGACATCTTTTTAGCACTACTCAACCACTTCAATACCTTCTGTGAGTTATGTAGTTTAGTAGCTAACAGTCCTGCACCTATTTCACCAGTAGCACCTAACCCAGTTCCTAGTAAATATTTACCCGTGCTTATCTCATCTTCCGCTATAGTGACAGCCTCTATAACATCAGCGGGTAACTCTTCTTGTATATTAACAGGAGGAGTTATTGAATTTAAACCTGGCTCGGATTCTTGACCAGCAGGTTCGTACTTAAAAGTTTCTAGCGTACCTTCTCTATTAGCACGCCTAAGCTCCTCCATGTAACTACTCATTAATAAAATACTCGTTGAGCGTTAGCAAATATCTCTAAAGTTTCTTTGTTAAAAATTCCTAGCTTTTGATATATAGCTCTTATTTCTTTTTCCTCCTCAGTCAACTCTTCTTCTCTAGCTAAGTCTTTTTCTATAATACCATCCCATTCTAATAGGTATCTATTAAGTTCAGAATTACTGTAAAATAATTTAACATCAGCTCCATCCATGCCTGTTAGCGATAACATGTCAGCACTTTGAGGATCGAATCTATCAAAGCCATGTCTAGCAAGAGATAACGCTAAAGAACTAGTGTGATTATATTCCACCATTCTTTTTCTATTTCTATTAATTTCAGCTCTATTTGTTACTCTATCTTTCTCTAGTGATGCATACCTAATCCCCTCCACCTCCATTTTTCTAGCTTGTTCAGCTGTATAGGCTGGTTCAGGGTCTCTTGATATAATTATAGAAGATGCTTTAGCTATACCCTCATACCTGCGAGATTCCTCATCCATTAACTCAATAGAAAAAGCTTTCAGTTGTTTATCTCTTTCTACAGGTTCTAAGTCTTTTAACTCTATAGCTTTATCTTTTAATTCAGATAACACATAGGAAATAGATTCAGGTGAATATAAGTCAGCAGTTTGTGATATGTTAAGTTCTTGAGCTTCTAAAGATTTTGCTTTGGACTTTAATTGTGCTCTTAGAATCATAGGTACATTTTGAAAGTAATCTTTCTTTTGCACATAATTACCAGCTGTCAGTCTTTCCGACTCTTCCAGTAACTCCTCAAACTTTTCTACACGACCACCCTGAGAAGCAATCCAACCTTTCCAAGGAACTTCTTCATCCGGGTTATCTCTTACATACATCCTAAACTTTTCTAGTTCTTCTTCCCTTACTTCAGGATCAGCTATGTTAGCAGGTTTAATAGAAGCACCGACTGCACTTACCTCTTCGTAGTCTTTAAGAGCACCTTGAGCTATAGGAAAATATAGAGCAGCTGCTGTGTCGCTTGTGCTTCCTAGTTCGTCGAGTATATTTAAAAAGTTCTGACCTAAATCACCAGGTCGTGTGGATTCAGCGAAAGCTCTATCAATATACGCCTCTACTTCCTCCTTTTTTAATTTAGGCATTATAGTACTTATAGCAGAACGCATAGTATTTAACTTAGCGTCCGGCATATCATCTTTTTCAGTGATGTTACTAGCTGATATAACAGAGTAAATCTTACCACCAAGTATGCGTCTTTTCTCTGCTGTCGAGTCTGTGGTTACTCTTGATAATTCTCTATTAATATCACTCAGTATAGGTGTTAATTGTTTAGCTGCTTCTTTAGTACCGAATACCTTAACCTTACCTTTTAATTGTATAGCACGCATTGCATCGTACATAGACTTCGCATCACTCGCTCTATCTTGTGCTAATAATAATTTTAGATTAGCAGCAAAACCGTCAACTAGTAACTCGTTGCGTCTAAACTTATCAACACCATCTTCTGATAAACGCTCTTCGTAATTGTTGGCTATGTCTGTAAGTATAGCAGTATCAAAACCTTTGTCTCTCGTTGCTATATTAAGTGTTTGATTTAACTGATCTCCGGTTTCTTGTTCAATTACCCTTTGCCTGTGCTCCTCGTATTGCAGTGCTAATTTATTCTTTACTGGATTAGTAACTACACTCCATAGAGCTTTACCTGCTAAACTATTAGCAACATCAGGACCAACTTCTTGAACCAAACCGTCCCACTCAGACTTCAGTAAATTCTGTAAACCCTCATTAAACTGTGCCTTGTCTTTTGAGTTTAACAAATCAGCAGCTTTATCTGTAAGGCTAGGCAACATAGTGCTATTGATGTGTCGTTTAAGTAACGCATCTCTGTAAGCTCTGTCTCTGTTGGTAGTAGCTAACAAGCTGAATCCGTCTACATCCTTCTGCTTCTTCAGTTCAGCTATAACATTCTGTTCTTCTACAAGTGCAGCTTGTTCAGCACCGATCTGTTCTTGTTGTTTCTGTAAAGCACCGTACTGCTGTAGTACCGGATTTATCTGACTAAGAGCACCTGCTAACTGTTGTAACTTATTAGTCCCAGCCTTCTGCACCTGAATGCCGTACTGACCTGCTCGTTGAATGGTAGGCTGAATACCAGGAGCAACATCCCCTAGTCCTTGTACTTGTACTCGTTCCTTAGCCATTATGCTGTCTCTGTAGATTTAGTTGGAAGTCTGCTGCCTATATCAAGTCCTGTACGATAACCGCTAAGACCGCTACCAATAGCACCTAAAGCAGCACCTAAACCGCTTGGTCTATCTATTGGTTGTGACAATCCGATCATTCGTTGTTGTGTAGCAAAACCTGCTTGTTCAAGTCCTAAGCCTGTACCTAATGCTCCTAGCTCTTGCTGTCTTAACAAAGCACTACGATACCCCGCTTCCTGTCTCATATAGTCATCCATCAACGCTTGAACAGATGCACCTGCTACACCAGCTTCTCCAGCTGATACTCTAGCTCTAGCAAGTGCTGCTTGTGATTTACGACTGACTTGTTCAAGTTCTCGTCCAACAGCTTCCTGCTCCTGTGCTTGACGCATACGAAGGGAGGTTTGTTCTTGTAGGAATCTCTGACGCTCCGCTGCTTGTGCTTGCTTCTGATACGCTTCTTGTTGTTTAGCCATGCGTCTTTGACCAGCAAACTGAAGAGCAGACGAACCAACACCGATAGCAGCAGTAGTAGCAGCAATACCTGTAGAAACCGCTGCTGCTTTTGTAGCACCTAACGCTAAACCTATCGCTGCAAAACACATAACAATTACTTCCTCTCTAATATAAATGACAGATAGTTATCGTACTGACAATCGTTAAACTCAGCACCTAACCACTCCAACCATCTAATGCTCAGTGTGTTAGTACGCATAACAAAGTTAGTTAAGTAATCAAATCCTACTAGTAGTTCCTGCATCCGCTCCTTAGAGTGCTGCAAGAAGAACTTCTTAATCTTTGGTAATCTTCTAGTACCTAATAACCAAGCACTTCCGATGTTAGTACCAGTGATAGGAGCTACTCCAAAGGAGCAGTACAGATAGTTGCTATCATCCTTTACACTGTAGCACTTGCTGGATGTGGCATACGACATATACACAGCATCTCTAGGGTGGGACATCAATCCAAGAATCTCTAACATATCTTCCTCCCGTAAGTCTTCGTACAGATCAGGAGCATCCATATCAAGTTGTGCTTCATCTATTCTAAGCTCCATATCTTCTGCTCCTCGGTATCATCATGGATTCAAACTCTGCAGCTAACAACTTAACGGGCAAGGCAGAACTACTCTTCACTTCGATTGTTACATCGTTTGGTTGTGCTTGTACAGGGAATCTGAAGTGTCCGTCTTGTGGGGTGAAACTGTTAAGTGTTAAGTCAGCACCTAGTATATCAGGATTAAATGCGTAGCTGTAGGTGTCTCTAAATTTAGGAGTTACTTCCACAACAAAGTGTCCGGTCTCTGCATAGTTTAAGCTACCACTACGGATCGTTTGGAAGGTGTAATCAGATGCACTACGACCTCCTCTTTCTGTTGGTTGCTTCAGTGTCTGATCGGAGAACTTGTACAACATATTGTACGGGATACCTGCAAAGAATGGAACAGATGTTATATCTCCACTGACTGTACCTTCGGTAGCTGATGTTCTAGTGAATGCATACTTGTGTCCGTTTTTACTGAATATCTCAACATCTACTGGATCGTAAGGAAACCCACTGATCGTAGTAACACCACCACTAAAGCTAGTGCTTAGTATAGTATCACTGCTATCTATCCTACTGTCTAAACAGATAGTATAAGTTAAGTCCGTGTCCTGTAGATCGTTCTCTAGTGGTAGTACTTCTAGGTAGGTGGATGTAGCATCGTTAGTTACCAAGTGTAAGTTAGACTCGATAAAGTCCAATCCGATAATATCTCTACTAAGTGTGAACTTCTGCCAGGCTGATTGTATCTTCTCTTTACCCTGCCAAAAGAACTTGTACACACATATCTCTTTTCTGTTCTGATTGTTAACCAGTGCTAGTACATTCTCAACAGCAGTACCAACCATAGCGATAACATCTGATTGTATGTAAGTAGGTACTTGAGCTGTTACTTCTGCTGCGTCGAAGATATTAGTGTCGTTGTCTACATAGTACTCAGTGACTCCTGCATATTCGTTCCGTTTGAATGGGAAGTATACATAGTTATTCAGTACGATTGGACGAACCTCTGGTGTGGAACTGTATTCAGTAGCTGGTGTTATACTTACTGTCTTAGGTGTTAACAAGTCACTCCCTCTAAGTACGAACTGTGTATTCTCAGAGAACAACAACAACTTCTCTTGGAATGGCACAGCGTGTTTAAGTACTGATACTTTTGTGTGACTGACTCCTACATCTATCCTGGCACTATCTAACAGTTGTAGTACAGTAGCCCTCCAAAAGTTAAAGTACTCATCTGCTTCACTGAACACAACACTATTGTTAGTCAGTATACCCAGACGATTCTTAAAGAAGAACATATCGTTTATCTTACTGCCTACAAATGTAGGAGCTGGATTCGTGTCGTCGTCTCCTACCAATCGGTCTGACCAATCAGCAACATCTAATGTCCAGTTGGTAAATGTAGCATCTGGTATTAACTGTAGAGGCATAGTGGTAGCGTTGATGCTTACTTTTATACCTTCTGTTTGACTAACCCAACCTACTGTTTCCTCCCAAGTGCCTTCTCCGAAGTCATCACCATCTTTAGTCCTAAACTGTACATAGTAATCATCTTGGACTAGCTCGGTGTCTCCTTTTACTTTAACACGAAATTCGTTAAAACACTTGACAGGTAAATCAGTAATATTAGCTACTTCTTCATATACAGCACCTAAACCTTGATCTGCTAAACCGTCACTAGTTCTAAGTCTAAACGGAGAAGTGTGTGATAGTTTTATAACAGCATCTTTTCGTTCCACTGTGCCATTAAATGCACTTACTGTTCCTAACACAGCCGTTGCTTCTGCATCATTTCCTCCGGACGGTGGGGCAGCTATAGTAATAATAGGTGCAGAAGCATAGTTACTCCCTCCGTTGGTTATAATGACCTCAGTTACTGATCCTCCTGTACTAACAGCAGCAATAGCAGCAGCACCTGAACCTCCTGTACCTGTATTATTAAAAGTAACAGCAGGAGGATTAGCGGGGTCGTAATTGTTACCAGCGTGTGTAACAGTAGCGGAAGCTACAAAGTCAGCATCACCTCCGTTTTGTAATTCATCAAATAACTGACCAGCTATTGTTTCAGTATCCGCATCACTACCTCCGTTAGCTACGCCATCGCCTGATAGAATCTCATAAGTTTCTTCGACATCGTCACTAGTACCAAATTCTCCGTCAGCACCTGGGTAGTGGGCGTGTATAGCATACTGCTTATCGTAGTCACCTAGTTTAACAAATACTAAAGCTTCATACCCAGAGTTACTAAGACTTACAGAATATGTATTACCTAATGATACTATCTGTTCTTTGTTCGCTATGAATGTATAGTCTGCAACGGTCAGAGCTTTAACATCAGTACGGGGAGTAGTAACATTATTTAAGTAGGTCTGAGCATTGGCTGATATACTAACTGTCTTCTCAGATCCATCACTCAGATCAAATAAAGATATATCATTGTTATCTATAACAGCAGCAAACTGATTATCATCATCTCTATCTATAAAGTGTACAAATGCATCGTTGCTTACTTTACTTGTGAACAGCTTGCTTGTGTGTCTTGTATTAGGACGCTTTACCAATCCTTCTACAACAGTAGCCCAAGCATTAATCTGCTCATCACACTGTCCAGGATAACGAAGATTGTCAGGCTGCTGCGATACGCCCTGTGCTAGGTTAGGTACACTGTTTACTAACAGAGGCATCGCTTATCTATCTAATACTCTTAGTACGCTGTAGTGGTCAAAGATAGTTCTGTCTGCATTCTCAGAGTCACTATCGATAGCACGGGCTTT